CGACAAGGAAATGACGGAACGGAGGCCACCCGTGGCTGATCAAGTAAGTGCCGCTGACGACTTTCCCGAACTCGTCCACATCGCCGAAGGTCGGGGCGTGATGATCCTCGAAGATGCCGAGACTCAGGCTGCGATGGCGCTCGCTGAAATCGACGTTCTGCGTCGACGCGTGGCGCTACGTGAAGCCGAGCTTGCCGCCACGGTGGTGGCACTCCGCATGGCTGGCTACGACGGGGCGCTGACGCGATGACCGTCTCATCGACCACGACGTGGAAGTGTGACACCCCGCTCTGCGACGAGTACGTCACGTTCAACGGCTCAGCGTCGTACGAACAGATCAGAGAGCACCTCGCTGACTGGACCCTTGACAACGGTGGTCGCGATATCTGCGCGAAGTGCAACCTTGGTCGTTGTCCAGGGCTGACGGGAGGTCGAGATCACTTTGGTGATCGGTGTCCGTGCGTTCACCCGAACGGCCATGACGGTGCGTGTCAGTGCAAACACCAGATGGCGGAAGCGGCGCGATGAGCTACGACAACATCATCAACCAGATGCGCGCCGAATCGCGGAACCTGCTGGACCGCTCGGTCATCACGCGAGGTCAGCGTCTCGTCGCTGCGGCGCTGCTTTCCGACGCAGCCGACACGCTGGAGAAGCAGGCCCAGCTCGTGGACCGCTTGGCCGAGGAATGCAAGGCGTGGATGAACGGCGTCGCGGACGTCGTCGAGCCGCTCGGCTACGACCGCCAGGCAGCGTGCGGGCCATCCGACCTACTGCCTGGGCTCACTGAGCTTCGCGTTCACGGGATGGAGAGCGCCCGCAGACTAGACGAGTGCGTGGAGGCACGCAGCTACCTGTACGAGCAGGTGGTCGAGCTGTCGGCGCGACTCGATGAGGCGAAGCGCATAGCGAAACCAGACCCCGAGCCCAACCCGTTCGACGAGCACACCCGCATGTGGGAGGACGAGATCCGCGGCATGGGCCTCAACCCCGACCACGTCAAGAAGATCGCAGCGGAGGCCAAGCCGTACGTCGACATCCCGTTCGGTGATGTTCGTGGCCTCCCAGCGTTCGATCCCGAGGTGCTGGAAGATGTCCGTCGCTTCTACGAGAACAACGGTCGGGAGAAGCAGTGATGCGCACCGACTTTCTCGACTTCCCGACCGCATGGGACATCCAGCGCGAGGTCGGCCACGAGCTGCCGCACGACGAATTGTGCTCGTCGGTGTACAGCGTCGCGTTCCTCTGCGACTGCGGGGCTGTGCCGAACGAATGGGACCGCAGACGTCAGTTACTTGAAGCGCCATCGGGCCAATCCGACGTCCCAAACCCGCAAGAGCCAACCGCTCGCCGACAAGGGAACGCGACGTGAGCCCGCTGCTGCAACCAACCATCATCACCGATGGTGGCCCCTGGGCGAGCCACAACATGCCGTGCGCCGTGTGCCACGGAAACCCCGCAGTATTGGACGTGGGCAGCGGAGCCTTTGCCCCGTGCTGGTTCTGCCAACGCAAAGGGTGGGTGCTCGTCAGCGTCCGATGGCCCCGCCTTCGCCGCTGGCTCGCAGCACGCGCCAACCCGAAGGTAAGTGACGAGTGAGCGGCGATCGAATCTTGCTCTGGTGCTTCATCATTTGGACCGCCTTCTTCGGCATCTGGCCGTGGCTCGGCCACCCCTCACACGACTGGTCCGACGACGGTGGAGCCAAGCTCGACCTGATCGCCCATCTCGTTGCGTCGGTCGCCATTGGTGTCGCACTGTCGCGCTGGTGGCGCAAGCGGAGCGCGACGTGAAGAACACGATGACGGAACGAGAGTTCCAAGATGCCGTCGTGGAGGTGGCACACCTCTGGGGGTGGCGAGTGTTTCATGCTCGCGCCGCTGGCACGAACAAGGGATGGCGCACACCCATCGCTTACGACGGCAAGGGGTATCCCGACCTGACCATGATCCACGACAAGGGCCACATCATCTTCGCCGAGATGAAGCGCGAGTCGGGATCGCCCACGAGCGACGAGCAGATCGAATGGGCCGAGACGCTGGCGACGTGCGCCGAGGCGATCAACGAATGCCTGGACGAACCGGGCGTCATGCCGGAACGTCAGATCCGAGTCCACTACCGCATGTGGCGACCGCGTGACGGCAACGAGATCGTGACGTTGCTCTCGTTCGGGCGCGTACGGGAATGGACACCATGAACCACACAACCCAAGGAGACACGATGACAACCTGGACTGAGCCTCGACTGTTCGACGGCCCCGACTACTCGCCCGTCGACGACAACGTGCGACTCACCTCGCAGATCGAACGGGTCTACGACCTGATGCGCGACGGCAACTGGCGCACCCTCGACGACATCTCTCGCGCCACGGGTGACCCGCACGCCTCCGTCTCGGCGCAACTGCGTCACCTGCGCAAGCAGCGATGGGGTGGGCACACCGTCGAGAAGCGCAACGCCGGGACCGGCCTGTTCGTGTACCGGCTGATCGTGTCCGAGCACGGACTGTTGGACGGCACCCACGTCGACGAGTCGCTGGTGAAGTGCCCGTGCTGCAACGGGCGAGGCCGGGTGCCGGCGTGATCCGCAAGCGCAAGCGGCTGCGTCGCAAGATCATGCTCAACCATCCGACGCTCGACCTGGACCGTCACCCGCATGGGGGCCACGATTGGGACCAGCTCCCCGACGACGAGAACGACGACGCATCGGACTTCATGTACGAATGTGCCCACTGCCACTGCTGGGTGTACGGGTTTGAGATCGACGAGGGGCTGTGGCCTGCTCGTGTCGGCCGGTACTGCGTCGGGCTGTTGATGAAGGAGGGGTCATGAAGCAGCAGTCACCCGACCCGGTGCAGTCGGTCGAACCATTCATCCTCGAGCTGATCGACGGTACGACCGGCGAACCGCACGGCAGCATGAACGCGTATCTGCAACGGCACACTGACGGCACGTCACGCCTGTTGGGCACGATGCGCTTCCATTGCGAAGGGTTCGTGTCCGATGCGACATGGACGTTGCGGTACGCCTGGCAGGATCGCACGAAACCGGAGATCGCGTTCCGTCTGCCGAACGTGCGCGAGTTGGACCCGATGTCGGTCGTGATGATCCAGTCCGTCGACTTCGCTGCCGGAGCGTTCACGTCATGAAAACGGCGAATCCCCCTCGGACCTGTGCGGGTCGACGAGGGGGATTCGACGGATGAACACCTGCAAGCCACACGCCTGCCCTACAAACACTACACACTCACCAACCATCACACAAGGAGACACCGATGAACACCACCATCACACCCACACCGACCGAACGCGCGACAGCAGACGGCATGGCGATCGCCGGTTTCGTCTGCGGGTGCGTCGGCATCCTCATGTTCTGGATGTACGGCATCCTGCCGATCCTCGCGGTCACGTTCGCCGGGATCTCGATGAGCAAGGCGAAGAAGGCCGGGGTGAAGCCGTCGGGCCTCGCTGTTGCCGGTCTGACGCTCGGCGTCATCGAGTTGGCCGTCATCGTCCTGATCGTTATCGCCGTGTTCGCAGCAGCATGAGTGGCGCATACCGAGCAGGAAGGGCCGTCTGATGGAGGCGTTCGAGATGATCCGCGTGGCGGTCGCCGAGATCGACACCAACATCGTCGTGTCACCTCCGTCGGAACTCGGACGTTCTTACGGCTCCGAGTTCAGCGTGTCGGGTGCGTCCGATTGGGGTGTGGTGCTCAGGGCTGGCACGCTCGTTGAGTACGCCCAGCGCGGGCCAGAGGCGCTGACCATCTGTCATCTGTGCGCGGGTCCGAACGCGTTCGACGACTGGAGGGCGTGCGAGCAAGTCCGCATCGTGGACGCGTTGCTCGGCCGACCATGCACGCGATACCCGAAGGCAAGTGACGGCTGATGGCACGCACACCCAAGCCCAAGACACGAGCGCAACGCAACGCCGAGCGCCTAGCCGACAAGCTCGACCGACTGCGTTCCGACCTGCCACCGGAGAAACGACCGGTGAAGCGCCGACCCGACATCCACCCCCACGACCACCCGAGATGGGATTACGGAAGGAACACCTCTAGATGAACGTCGACGACATGACCGCCGAGCTGAGCGCAGCCGTACGCATCGCTCAAGGCATCCAGCACTCGGAGGAGATGAACGAACGCTTCGCTGACTACGTCGCGTCGACAGCGTTCTCCATCTCGCTGTCCCGCAACATGGTGCTCACACTTCTGTCCCTCGCTCATGCCATCCGTGAGGGTCACGAGCGAGCCCGTCGACCGCTGCACGATGGGGCTCTCCAAGCACTCGAACGACGAGGACTGATCGAGGTGGAGTGGCAGCCACGGAACTACACGCCGGTGGCGCGTGAGTGTCCGACGTGGGCCAACACGGCGCGCATCAGTACCGCTGGGAAGCTCATGCTGGAACTGCTTGCAGAGGCCGGTCAGGCGCCGCGCATCCTCAGCGCGATGCCCCCCCCGCCCCCAGGATGGGCTGACCCCCGCCCGAAGATCGACTTGTCGGAGTGGCGATGAGCCTCGAACCACCCCCTGCCCCACCGAAGCTGTGGCAGGCATGGATCTCCGACGAACGAGAACCGCTCGGCCTCACCCGCACCAATCTGGTCGGCTGGTCGTTCACCGAGGGTGGAGCGTTCGTCTGCACGAACACCGAAGGCAACGTGTGGGCGCGACAGTTGCGACCGGGCGACACCGTCAAGATCTCGCCGCAGCCATGATCCCGCTGACGTGGACCGTCCACCGATGGACCAACGCCGACGTGCGCACCCTCGCCGTCGTCAACACCGAGACAGGCGTGACCGCCTTCAAGGACTTCGACGGCCGATTCGTGCTCGAGATGTCCGGCTGGACGATTCACCACCAGTGGTACTACCTGACGAAGGTGGCGATCGGCATGACCGTCGACGCGATGCAAGCCGAGGCGGTGTTCTGATGGGCCGCAGCGGCAGCAACTTCCGTGCCCCACGTGACGGTGAGCACGTCATCGTGTCGTGCTGGTGCGAATCCGATTTCGTGTGGCTGCCCGTCGAAGAAGTGCGTGCCGGCAAGACCGGCTCGTGCCGGGCACGCGACTGCCGACCACCGAAGGAGACGACATGATCGCCCGCCTGTTCCCGTTGAAGATCAACTTCCCGACCCGGCTCACCGTGCCGTGGACCAGATACACAGACGACATGCCCATCCTGATCCGACTGCTCCGAGACAGACGATTCGGCTGACCGAAAACGGAAAGAGCCCCGACTGATGCTTGACACACCAGCCGAGGCTCTGACACGATGAGGACTGCTTACATCCAACAGGAAAGGTACACGATGAGCCGAGACCACCGCAACACCAACACCACACCCACCCACACACGGTTCGTGTCGATCCGCTTCGACAAGCGCAGAGTCGACGCCTACGAACACTCAATGACAACCACGCCCGTGTACAGCCGCCCGTTCACCGACCGAGCCGAACTCGTCGCCGCCATGAACGCAGCAGGCGCATGAACACCCCCCGACGTCGCAGCAAGAAGGCACCGAGCTGGTCTACCATCCGAGAGATGGAGAAAGCACGCTGGCTGCGCACCGCACAGATGTACGCCAACGAACTCCCCGCCAACCTTCGTCACCTCGCCAGCGCGAACGACATCACCTCCTTCGACAGCGGCCGACTCGCCAAGTGGTGCGGCCACAACAACAAGCCCCTCGCCACCGCAGGACAGGCGAACAAACGGTAACCCGACCACGGCCCTCGCCGCTCGGGGCCCACATACGTCGAGCGGATGCATCGCCGGATGCTGCAAGATTGGGCCCGCCTAGTGAACGGTCGAATCCAATCTGATGTCGGTCTGAAACGACCACCGCCAACCGGATGACCTCTCGCCGAGCGATGAAACGAAAAAATCTGCGCGCCCCAGCACAGAGTCCCTCCTTTTAGCGAAGGACGAGGAACGAGGCCGAGCGGTCACCATCTCACAACGACAGTTCAGCACCTACCCCTCCCAACTGCTGAGCAGACAATCGAACGGGACAGCAGAGCCAGACAGAGCACGGCATCCATCAAGGCCGCTCATCCGATACACACACAAACTGAACGTGCCGCAAAAACGGTGCGTAATACACCTGGGCTATATCTATAGGACATATACGGGCCGCCATGAGGGGGGCCGGGGGGTGGGGGTGGGGGTGCCGGCTTCGGTTTCGGTTCGGCAGTCCCCTGCTCTCAGCACGCGTTCAATTCTTGCGAGGGTGGTCCCGTGCCTTCCATCTTGCTACGGGTTCGAGTCTCCAGGGGCGAGTTCGCCACGTAGCTGTTCGATGCGGGCGACGATTGCGCCGGCGTCCATGCTCGCGTGCAGCGTGTGACTCGTTGCCTGGCCTTCTTCGAGCCGTGCCACATCGACCAAGGCTCGCAATGCGTTGGCGAAGTCGGTGCCGTCTTTGATCGGGATATCACCGTTTCCGAGCTTGGCGATGAGGTGTTGTGCTGCTGCTGCTGCTGATGGTGCCAGGTTGTCTCGGTTGTACCGTGACGTGAGCGTGTCGATGAGGTTGGCGCCGGCGCTGGCGTCTTCCACGGTGACGAGCTGTTGTGCTTCTCGTTTGCGTCGCCTGGCTTCTGCGCCTCGCTTGCCGAGTTCGCTGGCGCGTCGCCTGCCTTCTTCTGTGGCGTCGAATGGTGTCAGGGTTCGCGGGTTGCCTGCCATCGGACCAGCGTAGACCACCCAGCTCGAGCCCTATCGCTGGGGGAGATGGCCACCTATCTCCGATCCGAATGCGATACATGTTGACGCCGCTACATCACGGGTTCATACTGACCCTATGAGCAGCAACAGGACACCAACACGAGCAGAGGAGGCGGTCACCCTCTCCGCCATCGAAACCGATGACTGCACACCATGGCCGCACTTCACCCGCAGCGATGGGTACGCCCAAATATCACTGCGCGACTCAACAATCACAGTCCACCGCTACGTCTTGACGCAAGCAACCGGAACCAACCCGGCCGGGCTGGTCGCTGCGCACTCGTGCCGCAATCGTTCATGCATCAACCTGCGTCACCTTCGCTGGGCCACACCAGCCGAGAACAGCGCCGACATGATCGCAGATCACACCATGAGAGCCAAACTCACACCAGCGGACGTCCTCGACATCCGAGCATCCACCCAATCAGCCGCAACCCTCGCCCAGCACTACGGCGTCGCCCGCAACACGATCCACTCGATTCGCACCCACAAATCGTGGAAGCACATCCAACAGAAGGACACCTGACGACATGACCACCCACAACACACACACAGGAGACACCACGATGACCACCACCGAAACCACCCAGACCAACCCAGACGAGTACAACGGCTGGACCAACCGCGAGACATGGGCCGCCGCGCTCCATTTGTCCAACGACGAATCGCTCTACAACATCTGCCGCCGCATGGTCGCAGGGAGCTCCAACAACATGATCGCCGGCGAAGACTTGGAACGCTTCGTCACCGACGCCGTGGAGTGCGTGCTCTACCCGAACCCGAACGAACCCGGCGAAGAATGGACCCGCCTCATGATCTCCGATGTCGGCTCGTTCTGGCGGGTCGATTGGAAGGAGGTTGCACAGAGTTTCCGAGACGAATGACCCCACCGCCTCGCCGCTCGCAGGAGCCACCGGACCACGACCGGAGCGAGGCACGAACACCCAACCCACACACAGGAGGAACACCCGATGACCACCACCACCCGACCCGCCACCCTGGCAACCACCAGCGCCGGCCGATCCCTCTCGATCTTCCGACTCCGACCCGGCCGCTACATCTGGCACGAAGGCGCATTCCGCCTCGTCACCGAAGTCGACCACCGCACCGTCCGCATGGCCGGCGGACACGTCCTGCACTCACTGCACGCCGACACTGTCGAGGTTGCACGATGACCACCACCCGCACCGAGAAGCGCAACGGCTCCCGCCTCACCCCCGAGGATCACAGCCGCATCACGATCGCCGCGAGGCAGTACCTCACCCAATGCGCCCGCCCGATCCGCCCCGAACAAATCGACACCGCCCGCCGCCTCGCAACCCACGCCATCGGCTGCACCAGCGACGACCTCCGAGAAGTCGAACGCGACTACATCGCCGCCCACGTCCTCACCATCCGCAACCTGATCGAAGGAACCTGATCGCCATGACCGCCCGCATGTTCGACTACCCCGCCACACCCAACGAGCGCGCCGTCACCCGCCGCAACAACGAACGCCACCAGCTCGCCATGTTCGACCAGCTCGATCACACCGAGCCCGCATCATGCCCCGTCTGCGCCGGCACCCACACCGAAGCCGAATGCACACACGGCACCGCCCCCACACTCCCCGACACCCGCAACCCATCCAACCCCGCCCAAGTCCGCGCGATGTTCCGATCGCTCGGCTGGCCCACACAAGGAGACTGACCCACGATGACCTGGACAGACCACGCCGACTACCTCGACAGCCTCGCCGCAGAACACCGCGACGACCCCGCACCGAAGCCGCACCGCACACAACGACACGACCCCATCGACCCCTACGACCCAACCCCGAACACCGCAACCACAGGAGACACCACCATGACCACCCACGACGCCTTTCTCGCCCGAGTCAACGACGCCATCGGCCACGAGCCCCTGGTCGACCCCGACCCGACCCCACCCCACGGACTCCCCCGCCCCACGATGGACGACCGACCCGACGGAACCACCGTGCTCCGATCGAAGCCGAGCGCGCACGTCCGGCTCAGCGTCGTCGCATTCCCCACGTTCACCGTGACCACCATCGACGGACCAGCATTCGGCATCAACGTGTTCGAGCAGAACGACGGCACCATCCACACCGTGACCTACCTGCACGGAGCAGACCACGACGACACCCGACGCCGCAAAATCGGCGGAGTCTCGCACGTCACTCGCGAGATCGGACCCACCCCATCATGACCACCCACCCCACCTGGAACGACGCCGACCGCCTCGCACGCACCATGCACACCGAAGCCATACGCGCCGGATACCCACACCGACCCGGCACCCTCACCATCGAACCCGGCACACCCGCCCAACTCCGATGGGCCGGCACCCTCGACGTGCACGCCTCGATACCTGGCGGTGACATCCTCGCCGACACCCCCGCCGACTGCATCACCATCATCACCACCCGCACCGCCATCTACCGAGAGCTGGCCCACGCCATCGAAGCCGACATGGAACAGACCACCGGCCGCATCTACCCCTTCCCGAAGGCGACGTCATGACCCCCAACGAACCCATCGACCGAACCCACGCCGACTGCCTGCGAGCACGCGACGAGATCAACGCCCACGCCCACGCCATCCGCCTCGGAATCCACGCCTGGCAGCCGAAGCCCTACGAACCGGACCCTGACACCACACAGAACGGAAACGACCAATGAGCACCCTGCACAACGACGGCGCACCACGCCGCGCCCACACCTACCCCGTCCCCACCACCCGAGCCCTCGACGACAGCGAACGCAACCAGCTCGCCGAACTCCGACACGAAGGATGCGAAGCCCACTGCGACGAGTGCGGACGATGCGACTGGGAACCCACCGGACCCACCACCACCCGCACCGTGCCGATGACCGAGGTTCGCCAGTGCTGCACCCGCCATCGCCGGATGGTCGACCACCCCGCCAACGATCCTTGCTCGCCAACCGAGCAGCCATGCACCACCCTGCACTACTGCCCCGACTGCCTGCCCGAGCAGTACGACCTGATCCCCGAAACCTGGCGACCCGAGCCCGACCCCGCCGACGGATACCTCCCCGGCCCCGAGATCGCCGGCACCTACGGAGACGTCACCCTCAGCGTGCAACGCACCCACCTACACCCCGACCGCGCCGCCTACTACTGGCGCATCATGCTCGAAGGCCACCACGCACCCGCAGCAGACGGCACCGTCGTCGCCCTCGACCCCACCATGACCACCCGCAGCGTCGCCCTCGCCCTGGCCTGGAACCTCTACGCCTCCGAAGCCGCACGCGCCATCGCCGGCGACTCCCCCATCCTCATCCACCACTCACCCGACACCGATCCCGTCAACATCGCCCGATGCCAAGACGAGATCCACGAGATTCACATGGAGATGTCATGAAGATCGGACCGAGCTACGCAACCCGCCTCGACCGCATGGTTGAAGCCGGCGAACTCACACCCGAGCAGGCCGCCGAAGCCTGGCGCGCCGACCACGCCGACGACGATCACGACCGGGAACGCGACAACGACTAGCATTCACGACAGCGCCACCCCCCTCGGCGTGCACCCCCCGGCGATCCCCTTCCCGCTACGCAACAGCGTCAGCAGGGAGGGGATCGTTGCGTTCACGGGGAAGCCACATCGACGACCACGACCTCATGCCATGCACCGACGTCACCCACCTCCAACGCCTCGTCGAGCACGTCACGCGACGACTGCGGATGACACACCACCACCCCCATGCGTGCATAGCCACGCATCGCCATCGACTGCTGCCACGCAAACGACCGCGCCACCCGCATGAAATCGCTCACTGGAACCTCCGCCGATCCGAGCGTAGGGCCACAACACGCAGTCGTCGGCGCTGGCGGCAATCATCGTTCGCAACTCATCAAAGCGTCTCATTTGCCCGCCTCCATCTCCATGATGTCCAGTAGCCGACCCGCTTGAGCGCGACTCAGCGTTGAATGCGTGGCAGGAACCTCCGGCAACCCCAACCTCTCGGCCGTGAGCCGTAGTTGTTCAAGCCGATCCACCACGCCGGCATCCGAGTACGCCTTCTTGATGAGCCCAACCATCCCCCTCGGTGCCGGTCGTTCATCGACCTGCGCATCCGAAGCCAGCTTCACGCCAGCCTCGGGCGCATCGTCCACGACCTCGGGCGCAAGCGCCGCCTTCATCCGCTTGAAAGAATCCCTCATCACCGGAAGGTGAGTGTCGAGCAACGGCTCAGGCGCACCAGAAGGGAACGCGCTGCCCATCACCGCGGCAGGAGCCAGCCCGGCCTCGTTGCACGCCTCGTTGAACTTGGCGAGGTTGGCCTCCGACAACACCTTCGGCTCGGCAGGCTTGAACTCATCGGGCTCGGGATCATCCGGCCCCATCTCCACGGGCTCGGGCTCCACGAACCCCGACGCCGCAGGCTCGAACCCGACCACCGCCTTGACGACAGCGCCGGTCGAACCTTTCGCGTACAACGACAGACCAAATTGATCGCCGAGATTGATCGCCGCCCGCTTCAATGCCTGCGACTCGGCAGTCTTGATCGCCATGTCGTGCGCGTCGCCCCGCTTGAAGTCCGGCATCACAGACTCACCCACCGCACTGCCGTCGTGCGAACACAGCAACTCGCCGTCACCATCACGCACCACCAGCCGCCGAGACGCCCGGTAGGCCACCTTAAACGCAGGCTTGCCCGCCTTCGTGGTCGTCTCCTGCTCGTACAACAGTACCGTCGGCTCGAGCGCAACCTCATCCCAACGCCCGAAGCCAAACATGCGGGTGAGCGTGGCGCGGATGTCGAACGCTTCGACGTGTGACATCCCGTCCAACTTGTGGACCCTGCTCGGCTTGATCGGGCGCAACAGCACCTCGATCTGTTCATCTGTAAGCCTGCTCATTCTTCTTCCCCTCCTGTTGCGATGTTCACCATGAATCGCCGTGACGGTGACCCGACACGGGTGTACTTGCCGACCATCTCGGGATGGTCAGCCTTGAACGCAGCCTGATCGAACGACGACCGGCCCTTCACCTTCGACCACGACACGACCGTCTGCCCATCGCGCACGCCAGCCTCGTGCTCACCGAGCACGTTCGCCACCCGATCCTTGATCGCCTTCATCTCGGCCTCGTGGTACTTGACCGCGTCGCGATGGTCAGCGAAGTCACGCAGCAACGCGACGGTGTCATCGTCCAACTCGACCTCGCCCACCGGATCGGGGTGCAACGCCGCGATGTGCTGCGACTCGGGCGTAATCCAGTCCGGCATCATGCCCAACTCGATCGCCGCCATGAACCGCTCGGCCCGGTCCACCATGTCGGCGATGTGCGCCTCGTCGCGGTCCACCTCGCACCACTGCAACGTCATCGACGCATCCATCCACACCAGATACAGCGTGTCGGTGTCGGTGCAAGCCAGGATCGCCTGGCACTGGTCCAACCAGTACGGCAAAGGCTCGGACGTGTAGTAGGACACCGTCTTGATCTCGACGGGTGATCCGGTCTGCGCCACGAACCGGTCGACGGTGGCGAGCAGCGGCCCGTAGCCGTGCAGCACCGGGGATTCGATCAGCGTCCACCCCATCGTCTCACCGAACCAGTCGGCGATGCCCGCTTCCAAGTGTCGGCCACGGTTCATCGGGTCGGTGGCCGGTTCGTCGCTGACCGCGCCCAGCTTCTCAACGGCGTAGTCCGCCGCCGTCTGGAACGGGTGCCTGTCGTACAGCACCGCAGCCGACGACGCATTGAAATGACCGTGCCTGGCCTCCAACCATGCGAAGCGGTCGTCAGGCTTGTCGATCGTGAACGTGTTCATGACTCGTCACTTACCTTCGGGTATGGGCTGGGTGCTTGCGGTAGCACGAAGCGGGCGTTGGTGTGGATGCGGTCATGGAATCGCTCGGGCACCTCGCCGCCCGACCACAGATCACACGTCTTGCGCTCGGTGCCATCGTCAAACAGGATCGTGAACCACGACCCACCGAATCCGTTGTGCGAGGACGGGCGGGTGGCATTGCCGATGGTGTAGATGAATCGACCGTTGGCCTGGTCTATGACCGCCCGCTCGTGGCGAGGGTCTGGCTTGGCGAAATCCGCGATCCGCTGCAACCAGTGGTTGCAGTTCCAGCAGAACTCTCGGCGCACGTCGCCGAGATAGCCCATCATCCCGCCGTACTCGACCCACTTACCACACTCGCCGCAGCGATCCTCGTGGGAGAACGCCTTGCGAGGGTCGTGCGCCCAGGTAGCGATGTATGTCCGCTTCTCTCTGTTGGGGTAGTCGCCTACCCACTCCTCGTACTCCTTGCCTGGCTCCATGTGGCGGGCGCTGGTTGTCTTCTTCCACCCCGTGAACGGGAACCCAGGCCGACCAGGCCAACGGTCGGTGACTTCGATGCACTGCTCCCAGCCGTTCTCGATGGCCCTGGCAATGAGGACTTCGTCGGTGTACGTCTCGCTCACGTCGCGGTCCTTCCTGCTCGGTATGCGCCGGTCATGACAGCGTCTCGACCACGACGTTGCGATCGCGCATGGCATCGACATCGGCCAGGTTGAACACCCAGTTGCCGGAGATGTTCTTGCGGGCGTCAATGCGTTCGGCACGCGCCCACCGCTTGATCGTCTCGGTGGACACATCCAGCCTCTCGGCTGCGGCCCGGACGGACACGTCGTACACCTTGACCGACGCGGAAGGGGGAGTAGTCACTCGTTTCGTCATGACAACGAGCTTACACGACCCCGCTACACCGGGGCAACCCCCAACTACATGACGACTACGGGAATTCGTCGGGGAACGCAGGCTCCACGCCACCATTGGGCGGGGGTGGCGGCAGAGGGGCAACCGTCGAGTTCGCGAGCGCCATCAGACTGTTGAACACGCCCCACAGAGCGATCAACTTGAGGCTCCAATCCTCCGGCAGCACATCGAAGATGCCCTCGAGCACGATCACCAGACCGAACAGCCCGTAGAGCGTGCGCCGAACACCGGCAGGGATCGACGTGAACAGCCCTCCGGCAGCCGTCAGTGCTTCACTCATTCGTAGTCCTCCTTGTGCTGGTGCCCGACGATGGGCTCGATCGGTTCACCCTGCTTCGCTGCGATGCCGTTGCCGACTGCGTAGCCGACGATCAGCCCGAGCAACCCCAATCCGGCGTCGGAGTCAATCGTGCCCGTGATCATCAGGATCGTGATACAGACGAGCGCGAGGATGACGATGTAGAACTTCGGGGGATTGTTGAGGTTGATCGGGTTGGACTCCATCAGTTCACTTTCCGTTTCTCGATGTAGTCCACATACAGCAGGTATCCGCCCATCGTGGTCAATGCGAACAGGAACCACACCGCCGCAGGCCCGCCAGCGTTGGATGACAGGTACGCACACGACCGTATCGCACCGATCGTGGTCGTGATGAACACGTAGGACCGCAACGCGAACACCGTCCGGTAGCGGGCGGCGGCGAGTGCAGCGCCGGCAGCAACCGCCGACACGGTGACCCAGAACAGTTCACTGCCCCACGGGACACGATCAGAGTTCGTGCCGAGAACAAGCCATCCGACGGCAATCAGCGCCCAGAACGCTGTCATCACCTTCGACTCGGTGAGGCCGCCCCCCATCAGATGGCGCGCTGCTTCGCCCACAGCGCCTCCCACCCGGTGCCAACCCATTCGGGCGGGCAGTCGTTCATGGTGACACACGACTTGATGACGCCTGCCACCTGATCGGCGTTCTTGGCACGCACGATCTGGAAGCCAGGCAGCGACATGAACACTTCGGCGGCGTGACCGTCGACGATGTGTGAAAGCTGCGTGCCGTCACACAGTGTCCACGTCTCCTTGACTGCTGACGTCGGCGCATTGGTGATGACGAATGCGAACATTTCTGGTGCTCCTTCTGGTGGAACGATCGGGTCGGGGGGAGGGGCGGCGGCGAACACTTCGGCACGGAACGCATCCATGTTCCACTTGCCGCCGTTCGGTGACCAGCGCGACTGGCCGGACGGGTCGATCTTGCGGGATGGTGCCCACTCGAAGTGTGAGTACACCTGGCCGATGCCATATCGGGCGGTGAGTGCCCGCACCGTGGCGAGGGTGGCGTCCTGCTGGAACGACGGGTACGACTCCCCGGTGCCGGCGTTGGCGATCTCGATGCCGATCGCGTGGGCGTTCATCTGATCCTTCGGGACGGTCCCGAGCGGACCACCTGCCCCGTTCGTGTTCGTCGGGCCAGCAGCGCACACCCAGACGGTGCCAGCCCTGTCGATGTAGAGGTTCGCGACTGGTGCGACGGGTGAGCCGGAGATGATGTAGCTGACGTCGTTCGCCCCGTCGGTGCGAGGCGGCGACGCAGTGTGATGCACCATGACCGCAACGGGGCGACCGGACGCGTACGGTGCGCCACCTGATCGTGCCCGAGTCTGCCAGCCCGGCACCTCGACGACAAGCAGGCCAGCCTCGCGCAGCACGCCCGCCATGTCGGTCAAGAATCCACTCACACCCAGCATCGTAGGCGATCGTTGCCCCAGCAAGGGGTCTACGTCGGGATCGGTTGCCCGCCAGTAGTCAGCACCAGTTCGCCGTCAGCGTCCTGCATGTAGTTGAACCCGACGATCGCCGGACGCACGATCAGTGTCGCATCCCGCCTCGTCGGCACCTCCGACACCTGATCGCCCGTCGCCGCGTCAGTCAGGCGCACGCTCACGTTGTAGCGGCCAGGGATCGCAGCATCCACTTCGACCTGCAACCAGTCGCGCCGCACCGTCCCAGAAGCAGCCGCAACGACTGTTGCCTCCACCACATACGGCGACGCTTCACCGAACACCGTCGGCGAGTCGATCGCACGAATCACCAGCCACACACGCAACCCGGTCAAGTCGATCGGGTCACCGAACTCGTCGAGCAGAGTCGCCGAGAACTGCGGCAACCGGTTGCCGACCCGCAACGTGAGCTTCTGCTCACTCATGGCCGAGCCCCGTCACGCACCACGAACACCGCACCGTCGTCGGCGGGCACCGAGAGCGTGCGCCCCGAGTCGAACGTCAGATTCACCGCCACCCGATAGCGGCCCACAGCGGGAAGATCGTGCTCGGCCCACGTCCTCGTCAGCCGGTCGGCCCCGACAGTGAGCGAGAACTTCGGTGCGTAGAAGAACCCGGCGTAGCCCACCATCGTCAACACCAGCTCGGCGGTGTCGATGATCGCATAGTTGGCCGCTGCCCCGTTCGGTGCAAGCAGCGCGATCTCCATGTCGGGTGACGTGTCCCACTGCCGGTACTCCCAGTCAGCCGAACGTGGCCCCCAGCCGGGGTAGGCGGTCAACTTGTAGCGAGTCTCGGTCGGATCGAGCGCCTGCTGCCCGTAGGTCCATGTCGCTTCACCGTAGGTGCGTGTCGCCGAGCCGTAGTTGCCGTCGACCGCCGATGTTCCGGCCTCGAAGTGGAGGGTGAGCGCTCGGTTCGTGACCATCAGCGCAACCGGATGCAGTAGTTGAGGGTCTGGTACGGCGGCAGGTTGGTGTTGGTCGCCGTTGATGTCGGTGACTGACCCGCCGTGGTGTCGCCGGTCCCGTTGTTCGACACCGAACCCGAAATCGTGTGGTTGTGAGTTGAGCCGCTCGAGCTGGTCGACGGTTGCGTGTAGCCGTAGGTTGAACGCGCACCGGACAGGCCGGAACCGACGAACACGTCGAAGCGGACACCGTTGTAGGCGCCGCTGTAGAGCCAGCCCTGACCGGTTTCCGATCCTTCGACGTGGGCGTGCGACCCGCCACCAGCGACGACAGCGAACGTGTCGGGGTGGTCGTGGTTGAACGTGTGAGTGTGGGCGACCGCGACCGCATTTGCCGACCCGCCCGTGTCGGTGAGCGCATTCGACCACGACGCCGTGCCCTTGCCGGCGATGAACTTGGATCGCAGGTCGGGGACGTTGAAATGGGTGGCGGTGGAACCATACGGGTAACCCGCCGCTGACAAGCGAGCGTCCGTACCTGGGTAGGTCGCTTTCAGATAGGCCGTACCGTCACACAACCCCCACCCGGTCGGGGCGGTGGAACCGCCGATGGCGATGATCTTGTCGGCCGGGTCCATCTCGTCGAGGCGGGCCGTCAGTGACGCAGCGTTGCCCTTCGGATCGGACCCCAACTCGTTGACGATGTCGGTGATCGCAGCCGAGATCAGGTTGTGATCGGTCGGGTGGTTCGTGGGCAGCGGAGTCGAGTCGGTCCTGCCGTCCGGTGGAGGTGTGGCTGGGTACGCCATTTAGGGCCGTCCTTCAAGGATTCGCTGGGTGAGATCGTCGAGTCGCTTTTCCATTGGCACCGGCCTCGGAACCCTGAGTCCACCCAAGATTTCGAGGATCGCGGTCTGGTTGGGATCATCGTACTGTCCGTCACCCACCTGCTTGCCGGACCCATAGCGTGCCTCGCCTGCGCCGTTGATGACATTGCGTGCCGCCTTCGTCTGCGGCAGGGTGCCCGCAGCGATGTAGCCGATCTCGCCGAGCGCATCCTTCGGGTCCGACAGCAGCCTCGTGATCGGCGACGACGATTCCTCACGACCGAACAGGTCGGTCGAACGCTCGTCGTAGGGCCGTGACGTCGGAGCGAGACGGTTCGGGTCGTACCCGGTCATCAACTGCACCGGGAGCTTGAGCATCGGGGTGGTCGCAGCGACCGTTGTGCCGATGTTGAACGGGTTGAGCGGCACCTCCCACGGCGCGGCGAACGGCGAGATCCCACCCAAGTTGAGCGCCGAGCCATTGCCGAGCGGGATCATCGAACCCATCATGCTGTACCACTCGTCGGCGACATCCTCGTCCTCGAGCAGATCGGTCAGGGCGATCAGGTAGGCGGTGCGGGCCGGCGAGTACAGCGGCATCCGCATCGTCATGAGTGTCTGGTGTCGCAGCCACGCCCAGAACGGGAACACCTCACGCAGATACCGCTTCTCGAACGCCGTCATGTTCGTGAAGTCGCCGAGCGCCCGGAGCGTGTGCTTGACCGCAGCCTCCGATGCCGTCATGTTCTGTGCAGCCAGCCGGTCGGGGGATGTCGGATCGGCAGCCATCTTCTGCATCTGGTCGGCGTAGGTGATCGACCGGAAGGCGTTGTCCATGAACTCGTTGAGCGTGTACATGGCGTTGACGGCACGCTTCGCGACGTTCTCCTGCTTCGTCGGGTCCCACCCGTCGCGCATGAGCTGGTGCTCGCCGTAGGAGAGGCCGTGCGAGGCGAGTCGGTCGGGTGCCCACGGTGCGAGCCCGCCCCTGTCCCACAGCGCCTTCCATCCGCCCGCGTCGTTCTTCATCTGACGCATGAGGCGGGGCACGTCGAGGATCGACACCTTGCCGAGCCCCATCGTCGCCATGAACAGGTTGCCGACAAGGTTGCCGATCTGCCACAGCGGCGACGCGGCGAGCACGCTGTACTTGAACATGCGGTTCGCGGCGGACAGCATCTTGACCGGCAGTGGACGGGTGCCCATCGCTTGCGCGTCGAACGCCTTGACGGCGAGCTTCGGGACGACCGGTGTGCCACGGTGGACAACCTGCGGCTTCTCGCTGGGGATCAGCGCCCAGCCCCGCTCGTCGAGCGCCTTGATAATCATCTCGGGCGGCATCCTGGCGGGCGTGCCGTCGCGATTGGGCGGATTGGATGCTTCGTACTCGTCGATCACGTCCCTGATGATGGAATCGGCGCGTGAGGTGAGGCCGGGATGGTTGCGGACGGCTTCGAGTCCAGCCTTGTCGATCTGCGCTATCTGTTCGTGCGCTTCGATCTTGATGTAGTCCGACAGTCCGACGGCGCGGCCACCGGTCTTGGACTGCTTCGTGCCTCGGATGGCAGAGCGCCCGATTGTGCCTGAGCCCGCCGTGTCGCGCGCCGTCGTCGCTTCGCTGACCGTCTTGCCGCCGACGAGATGCTTCGGGTCGATGCCGTTGTCGATCATGCCTTGCAGCGTGGTGGGCGCTTCGGCGGCGAGACGGTGGTAGATGGATGCGAGGTACAGATCCCCGTCGTTGATGGCCTTCTCGGCACGATCGAGGAAATCGTCGATCGCGCGAAGGTTCTCGCGTGCCACTTGCCTGAATCGGGCGGGCATGACCGACAGGTAGTCGGCGTTCATGTTGCGCAGGTGACGGTTGCGGGAACGCTCGTACCGCTCGAATCGGGCTTCCAGGGCGTTGCGTGCCTCTTGCGGGAACCCCTTGGTCGCCTTGCGCGCCTCGGCCATCACCCGGTACGGCAGGTTCATGTTCGTCGATCCGGCTGCGGCCTGCACCTGACGCATCGTTTCGAGTGCGTACTCAGCCATCATCGAATCTCGCAGGTCACGGAAGGCATCGGTGCCTTCGGCGATGATGACGCCTGCATCCTCGGCGGCGTCGAGGAACGCCTGGTGCATCTCGGCCACCGAGTCGAACCGGCCGTGCGCGTACATCTGCGCTGCGACAGCATCCACACCGTCGGAACCTGCCGCCTTGCGCACGATGGACTCCATGACGCCGGTCAGGCTGGGCGGCTTGCCGTCGAACGGAGGAACGACCGAACCGATCGGCTTGCCCTCGCGGCGCACGATGCCGAACAGCGACTTGACGGCCGGCGCGTTGATGTCTTCGATGAGGCGGGCCTGAGCGGAGCGTCCAAGTTCGGTGTTCAGGTTGGCGATCTCGTCGTCGAAGCGGCGGGCGCGGCGGGTGCGCACCTGACGGTCGCGCTGCACTGCCTTGCGGATCTGGATGACCCTGCCCTCACGGACCCGTGCCTTCTCGGCGCGGGACATGTGGACGACAGTCCCCTTCTCGGGGGTGCCGGGGGTGCGGGCACGCTCGTCGGCACCGAGATCGACGCTGCGCCGGTACCGCTTCCACACGTCAGCCACCTTCGGGGTGACGGCAGTCGTCTCGTCGAGGCGGGGACGGTTCGTCTCCACGTCGTCGATGCGGGCGGCTGCCGCATCCATCTGGATCTCGGCGATGTCGACCCGGCCAGCGGCGTCGTCCAGCCGGTCGGCGTCGAGTTCCCGGCTGCGGTCCAGCAGTCGGCGGGTGTCACGTTGGCGGCTGTACGTCTCACGCAGCGCCGACTTCGACTTGCTGATCGCCTGCTGCAACCGGGCGACCAGTCGCTTCTGGGCGGGACCGGCCGCTTCGGTGACGGCACGCACGAACGTATCGGGCACAACGGGGTCGGCACCCTCCAACCAATGCCACAGTGCAGCGGGATCGGTCGCACCGTACATCGACATCGTGTCGCGGGCGTCGAGTCCGTAGTTCTCGGCGACGTCCATGATGTACTCGAACAGGTCGCCACCTTCCTCGGCGATCTGGCGGGCCGTGTCGTAGATCGACGCCTTCATCTCCGGCTCGATCGAATCCCACGCAGCCTTCACCTGTTCGTAGCCACGGGTCACGTCGTCGGCGAACGCTTCACGCAGGCGCTTGGCGTTGCCGTTGAGCGCGGCGGACACCACCTCGGGCGACATGCCCAGGCGCTCGGCGGCCATCTGCACGACCGAGTCGGGCACCGGCCGAGACGTGGACTGGCGTGCTCGGGCGTACCGGTTGGCGAGTTTGCCGTCGGCGTCGATCTCCAACCCGCTCAACTTCTCACGGCGCGTCCGCGTCTGGTTGCCACGGGATCGCAGATCACGCACCTGATCGACCAGTTCGAGGTACTGGGACACCGCCCCATCGATCGACAAGTCGGTGCCGAGTTCGGCGTTGACGACACGAGCGAAGTCGTCCGGCGTCGCACCCTCGCTGGACAGCCAGCCATCGCGCGCCAGGATGCGCTTGTCTTCGACGGACAGACTGTCGTACCAGTCGTACTCGGCCTTGCCGACATCGTCGGGGCCAGGAATGCGGGGTCGCTCGCCGCCCGTCATCTGGTCGATCTCACCAACCATCTCGGCACGGATGTGATCGACCACCTCGCGTGCCGTCGTCTCGATCGCCTTGACGGTGGGCACGTTCGACAGGTCTGGCTCGGGGCTGGTGACGATGTCGTCGATCTCGGCTTGGATGCCGGCCTCGGGGTCCACCACGTTGCCGTTGGCGTCCACCGTCTCCACGTCGCCGGTCGCCTTCGACAACGCCTGTGCCGCCTCAAACCGTCGCTGGTCGGTGAGGATCTGCTGCTCGAGCTGGACCGCTTCTTCGGTGAGTTCGTCGATGCGTTGTGCGAGCGCGGCGGTGAGCGAGTTCTGGCCGCGGCCCTGGTCGGCCTTGATGTACTCCTTGATGGCGTCGTTGAGCGCCTTGACGGTGCGACCGTGCTCGTTGTGGAGTTCACGCAGCGCTTGGGCTGCGGCTCCGGCCCGTGCGCCGACGGTTGTCCATGTGCGCACGTCGGGCGGGTCGGGCAGGGTGGTGTTGATGGCGACTTGCGCCCGTTCGACGGCCGAGGCGCGCACGGTGCGCGAGTCGAGTCCGGCCCGTTCCCGTTGCGCCCGGTTGCGGTCGGCTTCGATGCCACGGCGGATCTCGTCGACCTTCGGCGTGAGCATTTCGTTACCGAGTTGTTCGGGGTTGAGCCCCTGGTCGTCGAGGGCGCGCTGGGTGCGTTCGGGGATGAGTTCGCGCTCCACCTTGCGAGCGATCTCGTAGATGACTTTTGCCCGTGGCGTGTTCGGGTTGTCGGCGTAGTCGATGATGGCAACGACGTCGTCAAACGTGGGGCGCATCGTCGGATGCTTATCGGCCCCGTACTGGTCGACGAGTGCCCGTGCTTCGTCGGGGCGTCCTTCGTCGATGAGGGTGCGGACACCGTCGGCGAGCGTGTCGAAGCGATGGTCGAGTGCGTTGAGCACGACGGCACCTTCGGCTTTGGACAGCTTGCCGGCCTCCGCTTCGCCGAGCACTTTGGCGGCAGTCTGAGTGACGGCCATCTTCTGCGTCCTGACCCACTCAACATCCGCTTCGGCCATGTCTCGGCGTGCCCGTGCGTCGGGGTCGACACGCTGGTTGATGAGGTTGTCCTCGCCGAGAATACGGTTGGCGTAGGGGGCGAGACGGGTGGCGACACGACCGGCCCCGCGGGTTGCTGCGCCGAGCGCCTTGCCTGCACCGAGGAACTGCCAGCCGACGGTGAGGTTGTCGGGGGCGTCGAACAATCGGGTCGCCTTGCCCAGATTCTCGCCGACCGTGTTCAGCCTGACGGCGAGGTCTTCGTAGCCGGCGCGGCGGGCCGCACCTGCGAGGCCACGACCGGCCGGGTAGGTGGGCACGGTGGCGACGTCTGCGAGTTCGCCCGTGACGGTGCGTGCTGACCGTGCCGCCTGGCGCTGCGCGGTGGCGATGTCGGTGGCGGTGGTTGCGTACCCACCCGACGACAGGCTGCGCACCGGGGCTGGTGCGCCTTCGATCGCTGCCTTCTCGGCGATGTTTGCGACACGCATCGGGCGGGGGGCACGGCCGACGACGCGGGATGCTGCGCCTGCGACGATCGCTGCGTTGCCGACGTCCTCGAAGATGGCCGAGATCGTGCGGTTCTCGTCGGATGCTTCCTTCCAGTTCTCGACGACACCGCTCGGTCCTTCCCAATTCCACGGGGTGATCGGATCAATGTTGCGCCGGTAGGAGTTCTCCAACGAGTCCGACACCATCTGCGACAGCGGTGCATACTCCTTGTAGGCACCGTAGATCCCGCCGTCGCCGCGCAGTTCACCGTCCTTGACAAGATCGACGGCCGCACGGATCGGGCCAAGTGTGGTCTGCACGCCGGCCTTGAGGATCTGCGATGGTCCTTGCGTGACCGCAGCCTTCACCTCGTTCTGCAACTGGCCGAGCAGCGAGTTGTCGTCCCGCTCGAACCCGGCCATCAACCCTTCGGCGGCTTCACGACCGGCGCGACGCTTGGCGAGTGCTTCGTCGAGCTTGGCTGGCCTGGGCCGTGCCGTCCGGTTGACTTGACTCAGCGCCCGATTGAGGCGTTCGAGTTCGCTGTTGGTGTTCGACGGCGCGGGCCTACGAACGCTCGTGGTCGGCCGCAATGTGCGGGGTGCCGACGGTCGGGGTGCGTAGACATCAGACATGCATGTCCGCAACGATGCGGATGATGGTGGCGAAGTACGGGTCGGAAGTGTCGAATCCGCCATCGTCCTTCAAGATGCGGACCACTTCGTCTTCGTCCTTGGCGTCGGCGGCGAGTTCGACTGCGCCATCGAACGTCGGGTCGGTGACGATCTCGGCGAGGGTGGCGAGGGGGAGCCCGTACTTGTCGGGGTCCATGCCGGTGCGCGTGGCGAACATCTCCTTGGCTTGCGCCCTGGCGGCGTCGAGGCGCTCCTTGCCTGCGGCGTCCTCCCTCTCGTACTCGTCTTCGTAGCGTGCCTGTTCCTCCGCTGCCCACTTGTCGGCGGCTGCCTGCTGGTCGGCAGTATCGCCACGATCCATCGAACGGCCGGCGACGTCGGCGTAGGTGGAGCCAGGCTTCCATGTCGCGTCATCATCCAAGGCGGCAAGGATCTCCGGCTCGGTGATGTCGTAGCCCTCGTCGGCAAGGTCGTAGGCGGTGAGCTGCATGGCGTCGCGCATCGCTGCTCGAGCGGAGTCGTCGACGCTGCCATTCATGGTGGCATCGCGCAGACTGAACGATCCCTGGTCTGCGTAGCGGGGTGCGCCGCCAAGGATCTCGTCGATCGCCCGGATGCGACGTGCGGGGTTGTTCTCGTCGAACAGGTAGCCGTACAGAGCAGCGTCGGGCGACTCGCTGAACTTGAGTGCCTGCTCGGGGGTGAACATCGAGGCGGTGTCGTCCATGTAGAGCGGCGACGCTTGGCCTGCTGCCTGTCGGCCTGCGGCGAGAGCGGCGAGGTTGTTGGTGCGACGTGGTGCCGCCATTGCCCGTGCCGAGTCGTTGATGATGTTGCTCGCGGTGCGTCCACCGGAACGGGCCAGCATCGAACCAGCCTGCCGCAGCGCTTCCTGCACGGCGAGCGCCGACCGGGTCGGGGGTGTCGACGTTCGGGCGCTCCCGATGCCGGACTGCCGAAGGATCTGCGAGCGAGACATTGGCACTTGGCTGCCCGCAGTCGCGCCCGCGACCGTTGGGTTGCTGCGCCCGAGGTACGACGCTGCTTGACGCTGTTGCTCTGCCAGCGTGCGGTTGACTGTTGAGCGCTCGTCCTGGCGGATCGACGGCCGCGACGACGCTGCCGCATAGGAACCTGCCTGGCGATCGGCTTCCTCCTGCGCCCGGTTGCGGGGAGCGTTCTTGAGGGAGTATTCCTGCGCCGACCGGCCGGCGTAGGACGCTGCCTGACGGGACTGCTCGGCAGTCTGCCTCATCGCCTGCTGCGCGGTGTTGATGGTCTTGCCCATCTTGGCCTGCGCGCCTCTGGTCATCGCAGCGCGGAGTTCGGTCTGGTTGAGCGACCCACCGCCGCCACCGCCGCCACCGCCACCGCCACCGCCACCGCCACCACGACCGGCCGATGCTGCTGCCGCTGCTGCCCGTGCAGCGTCGAGGCGCATCTGGGCTTCGATCCTGTCGACGGCGTTCTGGCCTTCACGGGTCAGCGCCTTGATCCGGTAGTCCGTCTCGGCGTTGATCGGGGCGATGGTCTGCTTCACCTGATCGGCGATGAGGCCACGAGCCTGTCCGACCGCGCCCGAGTAGTCGGCCATGCGGGCGTCACGCTGTTCGGCCTGTGCCCCGGCGAGCGCACCCGCCTCGGTCACCGACGCAATACGACGGGCGTACATGTCGTTGAGGCCAGACGATGCGACACCGAGCGCGGCGTCTGGGGTGCCCCGGCGTGCCGCCTCGTTCTGTGCTGCCGCTGCCGCTGCTGCCTGCTGGGCGGCGAGTTCCTTCTTGGCCTGTTCGTAGGCTTCGACACCTGCTGGCCCCGCCTTCGCCTGGGCGTGCAGGAGTGCCGTGTCGGCGGCTGGGATGTTCGTGCTCATATCCCGAGCCCCCTCTTGAGAAAGTCCTCTTGCGCCTTGAGTGCCCGTTCCTCGGCTTCCTTCGAGCGGGTGTAGGCGAGTTCGGCGGCTGCATCCTGGCGCTTGTACGATTCCTCCTGCGCCTTGAGTGCCGCCTTCTCTTGCGCCTGCGATGTCTCGGCACCGAGCACCGTTTCGAGTGCCCGCGTCCGCAGCGAGTCAGCGCCCGTGTTGAACCCGAACTCGGCCTGGTCGATCCCTTCGGCCTGGGCACGCAGAGCGTCCGACTTCCGACGGGCGACGTTCTCAGCCTGCTGACCGTACCGGGTGTTCGCTTCACCGGAGCGCAGCACGCCGCGCCGGACGAGATCGCCGAGCATGTTCGTCTTCGTGCGCTCGTTGGCGACGTCGATGTCCCCGAGCGTCGAGGTGGTGCGGTCCTTGATGCGGCCGACCTGCTTGTCCTTCGCAGCAGCCATCGTGTCCAACGACAGCCCGAGCCCACGCATGAACGCGAGGGTGGCCGGCGTGGGCGCGGGAGCGTTCTGGTAGTCCACGCCCAGCCGACTCAGGAGCGAGGTCATCCCGTTGGTGTTCTCAGCCATGACATCCACCCACTAAGGTTGAAGAAACGCCCCCGCACTGCGCAAACAGCCGGGGGCACGACCAGCCACCAAGGAGGCTGATATGACCCACCCTAGCCACTGCCCCGTCGACGGTTGCGGTCGACCGACACAAGGACGGTCGATGTGCTGCTCGCACCGTAGGCGCAGGTATCGAGGGGAACTGGACACTCCGATCGCGCCGAGTCGGCAGCGGTCGGGCGACTTCGATCGCCTGCTCGCGATTCAGACCGACGAGTGCATTGAGTGGCCGCACGCCCGAACTTCTGCGGGATACGGCACGCTGGTCTACGAAGGCACCAAGCACTACACGCACCGCCTCGCGCTGCAACGTGCGACCGGAATTGACGGCGATGGCCTTGAGGCCGCACACGGGCCGTGCCACAACCCGTCGTGCATGAACCCTCGTCACCTGCGATGGGCTACGAGAGCAGAGAACTGCGCCGACAAGAAGCGCGACGGCACGATGAACTGGGGAGAGCAGTGCCCGGCGCACAGGCTGACGGAGCGTGACGTTCGTGTCATCCGTGCGTCTGGTGAGCAAGGGAAGGTCCTGGCGGAGAAGTACGGGGTTGGCGAGGCAACGATCAGTCAAGCTCGAAACCGACGCACGTGGAAGCACATCTAGTCCCACGCCGAAGCGTGACAGCAGGCTCGTCATTGAGTTGTCAGTCTTGGCTGCCATTCGTCACTCCTTGCGTGCCATCGTAGTCACAGCACCACCGCTGCGGATTGGACTCACGCCAGCTCCCCGAACGCCTGCCACATGATCGTGATACTGCCGACGAACAAAGTGCCCGTAGTGATGCTGCGAACCGACACCGTGAAGCTGGTTTTTGACAGGGAGGTGATCGTGGCGACATACACGGACGTACCAGCCACAGCGGGCTGCGACATTGACGGCAACGCAGTGAACGCCGAAGGAAAGTTGATCGTCGCTTGCCCTGAACCGTCTGTTGTAACAGCAGTTCGGTCGTATTGGATGCCGTTGAGCTTGGTCGCCGTCGCGGCCAAATGGTCTTCCAGCTCGCGGTCGCGCTGTTCCTGCAACACGGCGCGGTACTGATCCGACGGGGCGAACGCCAACTGCTCGGCGCGCAGCGCGTACTGGAAACCGGGACCGTTGCTCACGTCTTCGTGTTCCTCACGTCACACAGTGCGATCACCTCGCGGATCGCGACACCCTGCAATTTCGGGAACGTGATCGTCAGCCCGTTGCCCCAGCCCTGCTCGCCGATATTCACCCGCCACGAATCGTTCGTGCCGTCATCGGTCGCCCGCTCGGACGGCTCGTACCATTCGACAGTGTCGCCCGTCGCCGAACCGGCCTCGTACTGGCCGTTGACCGTGACGTTCATCGTGATCCGGTTCAACGTGTCAGCGACACCCGACGTCCACTTGCGGAACTGCACGATGACGGAACGCACCCGCACCTGCCTGCCTTGGCCGTCGTACCACGACCGCAGCTCGAGTTCTCCCGCCACGAGTTCCGTCTCACCGGGATCGGTCGGTGACGCCCAGGTGTCGGAGGCGTGCGCCGGTCGATCCAGACCGTGATCGAACGACGAGATGACGACGGCATCACCGACGGTCGTTGGACTGTTGACGACGAAGATCACACCGGACGGGAGCTGGTCGCCGGCCTTGACGTCGAGGGGCAGGATGCCACCGATCGCAGTGTTGAGCGAAAGATAGGACCATCGGCCCTGGTGGTATTCGTACAGGTCGGTGGCGTCGTTGTTGGCGTCAGCGTCGCCCGCCATGTACACCTTCTGGTGTGTGGGGGTGACTGCTATGCCGTCGGACGGGAACTCGGTCTGAGCCTGTCTGAGCACTTGACGGTCGAGGACGCGGGTCGATTCGCCGTTGAACATGGCGGGCGAGTCCTGGTTCGGCCAGTACACGATCCGGTTGTCGGTCGTCGCGGCGGCGAGGCGTCCGTCCTTCGGGCCGTTGCCGATCGTGAGGGCACGCACCGAGGCTTGGATGCCGAGCACGCCGGACACTGCCCACCAGCCCGACGCCTTGCCTGCGTACAGCGTGTTGTAGATCGGAAGGAGCGCTTCGATGGCCTGGTTGCCGCCGACGTACAAGAAGTTGTTGGCGGGCCACACGTCGAAGTTGGGTCCGGCCGAGGTGAGTTCGGTGAACCAGATCCGGTACGGGACGGTGGCGTCGACGCCGATGAGCCACTGTTCCCATTGCACGAGCCGGGAGAACGTGATGCCAACCGGCATGGTTGCGGCGACGGTCGCGGTGCCTGAGTGCTTGTAGACGATGCCGTCCTTGAGTGAGTACAGCACGCTGTTGGCGACGGCGAAGCCGACCGGGTTGGCAGCCGACGTCGGGTACACGTCCTGGGCGGCAGCGACGCCCGTGGAGAGCGGGATCTGGTAGATCCGGTTCAGCACGATCAGCAGGTTCGAGTTGAACACACTGAACCCCATTGGACCGGGGGCGTGCGTGTGTGTAGGCAGTCCACTCGTCGTGAACGGCTTGAGGCCGGCGCGAGGTCCGATCAGCCCCGAGTTGTAGACGGTGACGTTGTTGCCGTGGTACTGGTTCGACTCGGCCTTCGCGGAGTCGAGGTCGCCGTAGTCACCACCGGACCAATCACTCCAACGAACGGGAAAATCCGGCATGTCGGCAGGTTACTCCGCGTGGTTCGGTGGGTGGTTGACGGGCGAACCAACTTGGAAGTAACGGCCGGGTCAGGACCAGACGCCACCGACGCCCACCAGGGGCAGTGATGGATCGGTTGACGTTGTGGTTCCAGTTCCAGCAGCAACCGCCCACAGATCGTCGCCGGGGCCGAGCGAGATGTCAAGAGTCCCGGTCGTCGCCGCGATCGTGAGGCCACCGGCAACGGAGACGTCGGGACCGCCGACCTGGATCGCACCCGACGCTGCTTGCAGGAGCACCTGGCAACGATCGACGGCCGAGACGTTCGTGCAGTCGACGATCTTCTGGGCGGTGGTCGACAGGGTGATTTCGAGGGCGTGGATCATGATGTCTCCTTACGTCCACGAACCGGGACGGATACGGGGGGTGATGGGGCCGGTGGTGCGACGAGTATCTTTCCTCATCCGCTGTAGCCACTGCTGGTATTCGGTGAGATGGGCAGCAGCAGCGGCACGGTCGTCCTCGCGCAACGACAGCAGTTCGGCGGCCTTCGTGACGATGGCCGGCGTGTACTCGGTCGGCATCTGCGGTTCGTCGTCGTCCTCGACGAGCAGTACCGGGGCACGGTAGTAGATGTGCGACAGCACGGTCCCCGCTGCGGGTACGGGGCGCAGCTTGGCGGTGCGGTCGATGATCGCAGCGATCTGCGGGGGGCCGGACGCGTTCGTCGGGTACATGAGCACGTCGATCGGCGACACGATCTTCACTTCGTAGCGGTCGGCGATGATCGCCCGTGTGGCCCGCCAGTCGGTCGGGACGGTGAAGTCGCCGGACGAGTCGGCCATCGTGACGGCCTGGATCGCTTCCTGCCACGGCCAGCGGTTCTCTTGTTCGATGGTCTGGATGGCGATGTTGATGTGTTCGTCGATGACGTCGTCGGTTTGGAACTGGTCGGTGACCGGCACGCCGAGACGTGAACGCACGGTGCGGCGGATCTGTGCGAGGCGGCTCATGCGAGTCCGTCCTTCTTCAAGGCCCAGTCGAGACGCGGGTTGACTTCCTCGCGGATGTAGTCGTCGTTCTTGCGGCGGATCTCGCGGTCGACGGCATCGTTCTTCGCCTTGATCTGCTCGTGCAGCGACGTCTTGAAGCGGCGACGGTCGTGGGCGACGAGATGTTCGATCAGACGCTCATCGAACGGGACGCCAGGCTGCGAACGACACGTCATGCGGTACTCGTTGTCGTCCTCCAACCGCCACAGTTCCCATACGGGACCGTCAGCGGTGGGGGTGCAGTACACCTCGAGCCGCGGGTCGCCATCCCAACCCTTCGTGGCGTCGCCGTTGTGCAGCTTGTCGATGACCACACGCATCGCCGGGTCGAGCCACAGCCTTCGACCCTCGACCCACTCGGGGTGCTCGATCATCGTCATTGCCACAGCATAGAACTACACTGACCCCCAAGACAGTGAACGCCCCCGCACCGTGTCAGCGGCCGGGGGCATGACCAGGAAACAGAGGTTCCTGATATGGCAAGACTACCTTGGGGTCAAGCGCTCAGCGAGTTCAACCGGCTGCGAGCGACCGAGACGGACGAGTGCGTCGTCTGGCCCTACGCCCACATCAACGTCCGAGGCAAGAAGAAGTACGGCAAGGTGCGGCTGGACGGCGAGCTGACGTACACCCACCGGCACGCGCTGGTGCTCGCGACGGGCGAAGATCCCGCTGACAAGGAAGCGGCGCACCTCTGCAAGCAGACGCTCTGCATGAACGCCCGGCACCTCTACTGGGCGAGCCCGAGCGAGAACCAGTTGGACCGCCGACGAGACGGAACTGATAACCGAGGCGAGAAGCACCCGCTCGCCAAGCTCACCAAGGATGACGTGCTCGCCATTCGCCAGTCAGCCGAACCCCAGCGGATCACGGCCAAGCGGTTCGGAATCAGCCAGCAGCATGTATCGGCCATCCAAACAAAGAAACTATGGGCGCACCTATAACCGTCTCGTAAAACCCAAAAAGGGCCAGAGCCGCAACAGGAGGGAAGCGGCTCTGGCCCTTACGGGGCAAGGGTTCAGCTTTCGGTCAAGTCTGCAATCTTGGCATGAGCATTGCGTGCATCAGTTGCCACTTCATGATAGCAGAACAGGGTCGCCTCGTAGGCGTCCTGGCCGCTGACGCGGGAGAGGACGCTGCCGTCCTCCTCCATGAACTCCCAGTCCGACATGCGGTACTGCTGCAACCGCTTGGTCGTCAGACCGTAGGCGGTGTTGCCGGTGCAGTCCTTGTCGTAGGTGAGGGTCACTTCCTGCGAGCCCGAGTTGCCCTGCGACACCGAACCCATGTCCAAGCCGGTGTAGCCGGACTTGAGCTGGTTGGTCGACGGGAACTGCTTGAGGCTGGTCAGGAGGTTCGCGACACCGCGATGCACGCCGTCGGTCGTCACCCACAAGTCGATGCTCTCACCGCTGCGGATGTTGACTTCCATCGCAGCCTTCGTGAACATCGTCTCGGCGACGGCCCGGTTGGTGCCCGAGTTGCCGTCCTCGTACGACGCCCACTTCGACACGGTGGCCGGGTCGATGTTGAACAGCTCACCGGACGAGTCGACGATGGCGGCGAGGCCGGTCAACTCCTTCTGGTCGGCACCGGAACCACCCGAGCCGGCACGGAAGATGAAGTCCGTGTTGGCGGTGGTGACCGTTGCGGTCAGCGTGACGGTCTTCGCGGCGACCTGCACCGACGCGATGACTGCTGCGGTGGCGGTGCCTGCTGCTGCCTCGGCGAGGGTGCCGATCTCGATGACCATGCCCTCCTCCAACTGGCGGAGCTGCGTGTTCGTGGCGTTCGCCAGTGGGACGACTGCGCCCGTGTTCGCACCCGAGATGGGCACGATCTTGCCGGAGCCGTCGCCGTAGCACTGACGGTTCACGTCGTTCTTGAGGTCACGGATGACGCCCTGCGTCTCCGATTCCAGCGGACGGGTGAACGCACCACGATCCGATCCCATCGACCGCATGAGCGGACCCGAGATCTTGATGGAGCCGTAGTTGTACTTGAGGTTGACACGCTGCTCGCTGTAGCCCTGACGGCCAGCGGCCGGGAGCGTGCCGAGTTCGGCGCGGGCACCGACACCGTGGTTGCGGCCGGTGTTGATCGACAGCACGGCGGCGCGGCCTTCGACATCCTCGCTGTTCATCTCGAGCTGAGAGAGCAGGAAGACTTCCGAGTTGAGCACCTGGCGGACTGCCGGGAGGTAGAAGTCCTTGAGCACCGCGTCGGCGGTGGTACGGGTCTGAGACATGAGGGGTTCTCCTTCGGAGAGAAGTGGGGTGGTGGATCGTTGGGATTCCAGCCGAGCATCTGGCTCTGCACTGGCAACGGGTCGAGCACCTGACTCTGCACCCTGTCATGTCGGCCGGGGATCTGCCCCTGCGCCCTATGTCAGCCCGGCGAGTTGGAGATCCCTTCGAGGAACTTCCGACTCGCCTTGAAGGCGTCGTCCAAAGTATGCACCTCTGGGGCTTGGGTCGCAAGCATCCCTGAGTCGGGGGCGGTGCGCGGTGAGGGCGTGGACGCCTTGCCGGACACGTATTCGTCGATGATACGCTGCTGGTCGGCCTTGACGATCTCGATGGCCTTGGCGATATCGCCGCCCGTTTCGTGGTTGGCGGTCCACAGCACCGAGTGACCCTCACGGGTGTTCGGGTCGAACCCTGCGGCACGCAGTTCGCTGAACACGGACTCGACGGCCTGGGCCTGTTCGCGCTCGGCCTTCTCGGCGGCGAGACGTTCGGCGACGATCTGTTCGACCTGCTCAGGCGTGAGCGCGGCACCGGCCTGTTCGGCTTCGGCGGCGACCTGATCTTCGGCGATGACCTGCTCGGTCGCTTCTTCGGGCGTCTTGCCTTCGTTGAGCACGGCGTCGGCGATGCGCTGCATCATCTCTGCGCCGGCACGGGGGTCGCGTGCCCATTCGTTCGCCATCGCGAACCATGCTTGGCGGTCCTCTGGTTCGTACTGCCCGTAGATCTGTTCGTACTCAGAGAGCGCCTGCTCGTGCGCTTGGGCCTGCTCGCGGTAGGTCTGACCCTGCTTGCGCAGCTTCTCGACGTAGCCGCGCGAGAACACCTGGTCGTCGCCGAGTTCGCCGTCGAACGGGTCGGCCTCGGCGGCGGGCGCGCTCGTTTCCGCGGGGGCTGATGTCGTTGGTGCGCTTGACTCGGCGGGTGCCGAGGCTGCGGGAGTGCTTGTTTCCGCGGGGGCGGCTGCGAGCCCTTCGTCGGAGCCTCCCGAGATGACAGGCAGTCGCTTGCCGTCGGGGAATACCCACTCGTTGCCGTCGCGTACGATCTCGTCACTCATCTTCCGGTTCCTCCTGTTGTGGTTCTTCTTCTTCGACTTCGTCTTCCTCGGCGGGCATCTCGGTGCCAGCGGCGGGGACGTCGACGGGTGCCGGTCCCATGCCTGCGCCGACGCCTGCGCCGCCCAGCATCTCCAACGGGATGACGTCGGTTGCTTCGGCGGGCAGCACGGCAGCGAGCGGGGACACCGACGCGGCCTGCACCTGTTCGGCGGCGCGACCCGCTGCGTACATCTCGTGCGCCACGACGTGATCGCGGAAGATCTGTTGGATTTCGGGCGGCAGGTTCTCAAACCGTTCCGAACGCATGAAGTCGCGGTGGATGGCAATGTGGTTCTCGTGGGCGTCGAAGTTGTCGACGGTCCTCGGCTTCGCAGCAGCCATCCAGTAGTTCTCGCGGTGCGCCCGTGCCGAGTCCGGCGAGATCCCTTCGAGGAGATCGGACTGGTCCGGAAGGTCGGCGATCTTGGCGAGTTCGGCCGGGTTCGTGATGATCTGCCGGTCGTACAACTGGAAGGCGTATGCGGCCTGCGCCGAGCGGTTGCGGGGGATGACGGCGTCGGCCGGGACGACAGCTGTGGTCTGACCGGCGAGGTCGCCGCCGTTCCACTTGACGACTTCGGGGATCGACCCTTGGCCGGAGTGGGCGATCGTCGCCGTGCGCGACTCCTTCACGTTGGCCTCGTACAGCTTGAGCACCATCGTCGCGGCGCGGCCCCAGCAGTCGCCGAGCGCACGGGCGAACGAACCGACCGGAGTGTCATCGTTCTCGGCGAGGATCGACATGGCGATGCCGGACTCGACGCCTGCCGGAGCGTCGCCGCGCGAGATCGCATGGATGGACAGCGCGTCGTCCATCGCGGCTTCCAACATGGACGGTTGGCGAATCCACCAGTCCGGCATCGACGGGGGAGCCTCGTAGGTGGGGCGCATCCCGTTGACGGCGGTGTACTCGACTGCTTCACCGGACGTGTCCGACAGGTCTTCGATGTCTTCAACCGATCCCATCGGCACCCACAGTCGGGCGTTGCCGGCGTTCTTCATGTGTTCGATGATCGACGACCACGACGCGTTGTACGCGGCCTGGATCGGGACGGCGTCCGTGACCGGGGTGTGGCCGAACCAGTGCCCGTGGATCGGTTCGACGACGGCGAGCGAGATGTTCAACCGGTCGTCGAACGGGAACGACCACGGCGTCATGTCGACGAACTCGTCACCGACAACGGTGGCGACAGCGCCTTCGGGCATCCGATCGGACGGACGGCAGTAGTAGGTGTACACCATCGTGAGCGGCGTGTTGCTGCGCGATTCACCGAGACGGTGGATGACGTCGAGCGCCTGGGCGTCAGCCTTCGGTGTCTTGGAGAGCCCGTACAGTTCGCGTACTTCCTCGGGGGGGAGCGCCTGGCCTCGCACCCAGTAGCGGGCACGTTCGCCGTCACGGGTGCCGGGCTCGAACGACATCTCGTGCAGCGACACGACCGACAGCTTCACGTCGCCGGTACGCACCATGCGACCCGACTGCGGGTCTTGGCCGAGCACGGTGCCGGTGTTCGCATCCCACTCGACACATAGTCCACCGACGCCTGCCTCCCACGTCGTGTAGGCATGGTCGCGGCGATGGCTTTCCCAGTTCTGCTCACGGGCGGTCTGGGCCAGCGCCGACTCGGCGATGCGCGAGCCCTTCATCGCGGTGTCGTCCGGTGTCGTCGGTGGCACCTCGAACTGCAACGCCCGCCGAGTGAGCTTCGACATGATGACACGGGTGTCGGGGCCGATGCGGGCGATGGAGGCACGGACACGCTCGGGGGAGCGGGGGACTTCCTCGAGCCGGTTCGACCCTTCGTTGAAGTACACCCACATCTTGTTGCGGATGAATTGGTGGTTCACGGACGCCGTCTGGCGCTCTGGACGCGTGGCCTTGACGCCCTTGTCCCAGCATTCACGGACCTTGGCGGGGGTCAGTCGCTTGTTCTCGTCGTCGGCCATCGCCTCAGCCTACGCTCACGGCACAGGTCAAGAGAGTCCTTCCACGTAGACCGGTGGCTTGTCTTCGCGCTCGGGCTTCGGCTTGCCTTCCCGATCCAGTGCGACGATCTCGCCTGCGTGACGTGCGATGGCACGGTTCACGAGTTCCTTGCGTTCGGTCGCCCACTTGGCCCGTTCGTTCACGAACAGGTATTGCTGCGCGATGAGCAGCGCAGCGAGGATGGCGATGGCGAGAGCTTCGATGCTCACTTCGCCGGAGCCTTCTTGGCTGCCGCCTTCTTCGCCGGAACCTTCTTGGCTGCCGCCTTCTTCGCCGGAACCTTCTTGGCGACGGGCTCCACGACGGGCTCGTCAGCCACCACCACCTCGGGCTCGGGGGCCGGGGTGGGCTCGGCGACGACGCGCTGCACCGAAAGGACCGACTGCATCGCTTCGCGAAGCTGCGCGTTCTCGGCCTCCAACTCGGCAACGTGATCGGCGAGTCCCTTGCGCTTCGCGAACCCGTCACGGTCGGTGTCCCAGCCGAGCGCGACACACATGAGTTCGACCGCCTTCTCCGACAGGCAGAGCACACCGCGCGCCGGCAGGGTGGACACGTCCACGTCGAGGTTGATGACCTTCTTGCCACCGGACACGTCGTAGTCCTTGGTGACGATGCACGATCCGCCGACAGCGAACGGTGGGTACGAGTCGATGACCTTCATGGGTTCCTCCTATTGTAGGTGTGAGCGTCAGTGTAGTTCGACTCAGCGGGTCGGCCGGTGACGGCCATTCTTGGAATTATGCGCCGGGTGTCAGGTCGCTGCGTCGAGCTTGCGGAGCTGTTTGCGGATGATCCGCCGCAAGATGCGCCCGAGGTCCTTGCAGTCCCCTTGCACGTCGCGTACGCCTTGCTGCGTGAACGGCACAGCAGACCGCGACGTGATCGTGTCGATCAGTGCGAGCGCGTCGTTCAGGTAGGCGTCGATCGCCGTCTCGTTCGCCTGATCGGCGCGGGCCGTCAACTCGTCGGCCGTCCACGGCCGCTGCGTCCACACGACAGTCGGGGTGCCGCCGACGAGAGCCACCGTGCGGTCGGTGGTGGTCGTGTCGGTGTCGTCCGGGCGTTGCGTGTCAACGACGGGGAACCAGCCGCACGACGCAGCGTTCGCCTCGGTGACGGGTTCGATCCATTGGCCGTCAGCGTCGGCGCCACGAGGGAGGCGACTCTGGACGGCTTCGATGGTGTTGTTGATGACGAGTGCGTACATCAGAGTCCCCATTTCGTTGCTGCGTAGGTATCGAACGCCGAGTCGTACGTGTCTTCAGTAATCACCATCTCGGCGAGCCACCCGTCGTAATAGACGTTCCCTGTGTCACTCTGGTAGCCGAACTTCGGGTTGGTGTTGATGCCGACCGTGTTGGTGCCCGTCGAGTAATGGGAAGCGCCGTTTACCCGCATGTTCCAGTCCGCTGACGCCGACGACACTGCCAACGTGTGCCAGGCGTTGAGGGCATCCGAAGGGCTGCCCGTCGACTTGCGAGTCGTGCTACCCAAACCCACATATGCGTTGCCGTCAGTAAACGGATAGTGGGTGTTTTCGGCGGCCGTGTAGAAGTGCATCAGTCCCGAGTAATCACCCACGCTCGGCGGATCGTTGCGTGTCTTGAGCACGAGATACACCGTGACCTGAGTTAGCGACGCGAATGCGTTTGGCATGGTCAGGTATTGCCCGGAACTCGCCGTGAACTCAACGATGCCGAGACTGTTCTGCGTGCCAGTCCGCTGCGGCTCGGAGCTGCTGGCCCCCGTCATATGGTGAGCGTTGCCGCTCAGGTCATCCCATTGAGATACGAGTACGCCCGACGAATAAGTAAATGATCCAGCATCGGATGCGTCGTACCAGGCGAGCAGGCCAGTGAGGTCGGCGGGAGTCCACCCACCACCAGCCGCAGCGAACCGGTACGAGTCAACGAGCGTCGTCATCAGACGACCCGAGTGAACATGATGTGAACCATCAGCCCAGCCGCCGACGTGCCCGCCGTGTCGATGTCGAACGTCAACCGGCCGTCAGCAGCGATCGAAGCGTCGGACACGACGGGCGGGGTGGTGGCGTCGTCGGAGTCTGTGTCCGAGGCATCAATCGTGATCTTCGTCGACAGGATCGACGTCCCGGTGCCTGCGCCTTCGTTGATGTCCACGACCGTCGAACCGCTGCCCGCCGTCGCGAGCGTGGCCTTGACCTTCGTGATGGTGAGCGCCGTGTCGTACGGGTTCACCCAATACGCCTTCGTCGTGCCGGTCGTGATCTGCGTGGTCATGTCGGACAAGGCGATCGACAGTGACGACGGGAACGCCGATTCCATGACTGCGCCAGCGGCGGCGACGTTCGTAGCGTCGGTCACGTCGGCTAGGGCTTCGATGCCGTCGAGCTTCGTTTCGTCGGCGGTCAGGAAGCTGGCCGTGGTGGCAGCCAGGACGCTGCCGTTGTTGGCAGCGGCGATCGTCGTAAGGTCCGAGTCGAGCGGCTGATACGTGCTCGCCGTCACGCCGATCGTGATGGTGCCTGCCCCGTCGTTGTACGTCTTCGTGATCCCCGTGCCAGCGACGAGCGACGTGTTGCCGAGGTCGTCCTGGACCTGTTCGAGGGTGACACCACCACCGCCACCACTCTGCGGCACCCACTCGGTGACGAGTGGGCTGAGCGAAGCGATCGCGAGAACGTCAGCAACGTCGCCATCGACGGCCGGGGACGGCGCATACTGGGCATTTAGTGCCGCTTCGACTTCTTCGCCGAGGCCGCGTTCGTCGACGCTGAGATCGGCGATGTCGTGTGCGCCAGCTCGGTCGGTCAGGTGACCGAGCAAGGTCTGGGCGGTGGGATCTCCGGAAGCAGGCATGGTGACAATCCTTTCACATGCGACCGATTACTGGGTGGAAACGGTGCTTCGCCGCCTTGTTGCGCTTCTGGATCTTCTGCCAGATTTCTTCCTCACGCGACTGCGGCTCGTTGCGGACCTTCTGCGGCCTGACCGTCCGCTTCGACAACTCGTTGCAGGCGTAGGTGAGCACATCGACCATGTCGTCATGCTTGCCCAACGGGAACGACGCCAACTCGTCGGTGAAGTCCGGCATCCACGGCGCATCCTTCGGCACCCAGACCCGGCCCTGCTCCATGAGCGCAGCAGCAGTCTCCGCGCGGGCGACCTTGTTTTTGTCCGGCGTCAACCAGCGCACCACGACACCTTGACGGGCGACGTCGTCGAACACCGACAGTGTTGCCATCTGCTTCTCGATGCCGACCCAGGCAGGCTTCATCGTGTTCCACTCGTCGAGGATCATCGGTGCATGGTCGACGTGAGTGACGCGGCGGCGCTGCAAGTTGAGCAGCACGAGCGAGTGCGGGTCGGTCGGCGCGACACCCCACGTTGCGATGACGGTGTAGTCCGAGGTCCGGTTGCGGGTGTAGGCGGTGTCCATCGTGGAGAACCGCCACAGTTCCGAGTCGAGGATGTACTGGTCGCCGAGCTTGTAGTACGTCTCGCCGCCCATCGTCTCCGACGTCCAATGCTGCAACCATTCCGGCTTCAACATGCCGCCACCCTGGGCGACGGGTCGCTGTTGATACAGCGACATCCACGGACCGGGGCCGACGTCCTTGCGGATACCTGCCAACGCTTCTTCGTCGTAGCGTTCGGGGCACAACGCCTCACCCGGTCGCCGGCCGAGCACGTCGTCTTCTTCGGCGATGGCGGGCATCCGAATCGTCTTGATTCTCATGCCGAGCGCAGCAGCCTGCTTCAACAGTCGCCCGGTGATGTCGTCGACATGCCAGCGCGACATGATGAGTAGCATCTTGCCGCCCGGTTCGCGACGGGTGATCCACGTCGACTGCCACCAGTCCCACAGGTGTTCGCGCATGACCGCCGAGTTCGCTTCCTCGCCGTTCTTGATCGGGTCGTCGACGATGCCGAGGAAGAACCCTTTACCGGTGATGGGTCCACCTGCACCGGCCGTCCACATCCCGCCGCCGCCTTGCACTTCCCAGCGGTTCGCAGCGCGTGACGTCTCGTCGATCTCCAACCCGAACCGTGGCCCGACGTCCTTGATGATCTCGCGCACCCGGCGTCCGTGCGTCGCAGCGAAGTCGGCTTCGTACGACGACAGCCCGACCGGCTTGCGGTACTTGGCCGTGTACCACGCAGGCGTCCACCGCGAGCACAGTTCGGTCTTGCCGTGCCTGACTGTCACCTCGACGATGAGCAGATCACACGAGTCGTGCTCGATCATGTTGACGATCTCGTTGGAGATGTGGACCACGTGCGGGTACGGCTTCCACTGCCCGTGCGACAGCCCGGCAGCGAAGTCGGCCGGTGAGCGCAGCAGCAGTTGCCGTTCGAGCGCGGCTTGGATCATGGCCTGATCCTTCGGTGCCATCGACGCGACCTGTTCGGGCGTGAGCGAGGCAATCGCTTGCAACAGTTCGTCGGCCATCGACGTCAGCGTAACGACCCTCTTGACGGCGAGCCCGCCATCTGTCAATGTATCGGTGATGACACACCCACTACGAACACGCAACCCACTGGATCTTGAGCGTCACGACATTGCTCGTGCCCAGTCCAACGAACGATGCCTGGACGAGCTGCGCAACATCATGCTCTACCGGCCCGAGATGATCGTGGACTACGACCCCGCCGTGCATCGACCCGAGATGTTGGGCGACGGATATCGACAAGGAAATGACGGAACGGAGGCCACCCGTGGCTGATCAAGTAAGTGCCGCTGACGACTTTCCCGAACTCGTCCACATCGCCGAAGGTCGGGGCGTGATGATCCTCGAAGATGCCGAGACTCAG